GGCTGGTACTCCAACTCCGGGGTGATGTACCCGGCCACCAGGGACACCACAGCGCCCATCAGTGGGACTGCCTCGCAGATGACCACACGTCTGGCAGTCACGCCCAACGGCACCGTGGGGTCGTGCTACCTCACCGGCACGCTCTCGGGCACCCCCTTCATGACGGCATCTCCGGGCCAGGTGTACACCACCGGCATCGACATCAAGACCGAGGCAGCCAACCGGGTCGTCAACATCACCATCGGGTGGCGGGACTCTGGGAACAACCCTCTCGGTGGCTCGGTGGTGAACTCGTACACCCAGGCCACTGCAGGCAAGAAGCGCATGGTGGTGACCGGCACTGCTCCTGCCCTGACCACCAACGCCTACGTCTCGGTCACGGTCAACACGGTCTCGGGCAACGCCCCTGAGGGTGAGCGGGCCTGGTTCGACAACCTCACCATCGAGCTCGGCACCACCGATGGCTCGTACTTCGATGGCTCGTCAGCTGATCGCAACTCCACCGCTCTCGACTTCTACGAGTGGGAGAGCAACGCCAGGGCCTCGCGCTCCCTGCACTACAACTTCGCTGCTTCCTGGGAGAAGTTCGTACCAGCTGATGTGGTGGAACCACTGCCCATCTACGGCGGCACGCTCACGGGCGACCTCTTCCTGAACGAGGACCCCTCGGTCCCCATGCAGGCGGCCACCAAGCAGTACGTGGACAGAGACCCGTTCATCGTGGGTGAGGTCCAGAGCAACAAGCTCGACTCCTCCCCACCTCGGACCAACGACATCAAAGTCGGCGTCAGCTTCGACATGGAGAACAACACCGTCTACAAGCTCAGGGAGCCACAGGGTGGTGACTGGGCTGCCACCAGGAACTACGTGGACAACAAGCCGGTGCCACCAGGTCCCTCGGGTGTCTGGGATCAGGGGGCCCTGACCAAGGTCAGCGGGCCTCTGGGCAGCCTGATGGGCCGCGAGATCTACGTCGACACCAATGGCAAGTTGCGTGGTCAACCGGACGCGATCTACCCGACTGCGAAGGCACAGACCGACCTGCCGGACACCTACCCGCTGGGAGTGTCGGTGACAACCCTGACGGGTGCCCTCGCCACAGCGGGTGGCTGGCCAGCGGCGGGCTCGGCATCACTGCTGACGGTCGTTCGGGCTGACTCACCCCTGGGCACCAACACCACTGCCTTCCAGCTCTGGGCACGGAACTCCTCCACCGACGCCACCCAGGAGCTGATGTTCCGCTCAGGCAATGTGAGTGGCTGGACGACATGGCGGACGCTGAGTGGTCTGATCCCGGTGAAGCCCGCTGCTGATCTGCCGGACACCTACCCCGTGGGCTCCTCGTCCATGGCTTTGACCAACGCCGAGAACCTGGCCAACGGCTGGCCCCAGGGCTCGGTGTGGGCCACGGTGCACACCATCCGAGGTGGCACCACGGCAGGTTCTGGATATGCCAGCCAGTGGTGGAGCAGGTTCACCACGGGTGGACCGATGCTCCAGCAGCTCTTCTACCGCTCGGGCAACGTGGGCTCAGGGTGGACTGCCTGGTCGCAGATCAGCGGGATGTACAACGCCAGCCAGATCTGCACGGCAGCGGTTACCTTGGCCACCACGGCGATCACTGACCTCACAGGCATGAGCATCACGGTGCCGGTGCCTGGTCCTGACTCGGTCTTCCTGGTCAGCATGAACTACGACGTGAACAACACGGTGGCCACCGCAGCGACCTTCGTCGGCTACCTGAACGTGGCCGGAGTAACTGTCACCCAGCAGACCGTCTGGGTGCCGACCACAGGGGCATTGGTGGGTGCTCGCCAGGTGATGACCCAGAACCATCGCATCACCGGTCTGTCCGCAGGCAACGTCGTGTTCAAGGGTCAGGCGTCGAACACCACGGCAGGTGCCTTCCGGATCAACGCCACCCACACCAACATGGTCATCACCCAGATCGCCTAGAAGGAGCACCATGGCCTACTCAGATGTCGCCGCCCTCAGCGGGGACGTGAACTTCATCCTGCGCACCTCTGCCTGCTACGCCATCGAGACAGCGGACGCGGAGACCAAGAAGAACCCTCAGCAGTGGGCGATGGACCATGCCTGGGAGATGGCCGCTCAGCCGGGCTTCGGGGAGGCCTACACCTATGCACGGGATACCGACGTGGAGGATCCTGGCAACAACCCTGGTGTCATCACCGACGCCCAGATCCTGAGTGCGGTGCAGAGCATCATGAGCAAGGAGGCGTCATGAGCAGAAGCCTGATCTGGACCATCGTGGGGGTGTTGGTGGCCATCGTGCTGGTCATCGTCATCATCCAGTTCGTCGATCTGAAGGGCGCATAGTAGGCCTGTGAGCTTTCGCCTGGACCGTCCTCCACGCAACAACGAGGAGCTGTACGACCTCGTCAAGGTGCTGTGGAACGTGACCATCCCCAGGTACAAGGTCTGCGTGGAGCACAACGCCCCCTTCGACGCCTTCTCCACTGCCTTCTTCGCCCGCGAGCCCCAGGTGCTCGTACACGGCTCCCGAGGCCTCTCCGGCAAGTCCGTGATGATGTCCATCCTCGGTCTGACCAACGCGGTGGTGTGGGGCAGCGACTGCAACATCCTGGGAGGGTCTCTGGCGCAGTCCAACAACGTGCTGGAGTCCATGCAGCGGGCCTGGGAGTTCGCAGACGCACCGAGGTACATGCTCGCCTCGGACATGCGCAACGAGCAGAAGCTCACCAACAACGCCCGGATCAGACCCCTGACAGCCTCCCAGAAGACCGTCCGTGGTCCCCACCCTGCGCGCCTGCTGCTGGATGAGATCGACGAGATGGACACCGCCATCCTGGCTGCGGCCATGGGCCAGCCGATGCCCCAGAAGAACTGGATCGGGGTGGAGATCCCCGCCCAGACGACCATGGTTTCCACCTGGCAGTACCCAGAGGGCACCATGACCCAGGAGATGAGGCGGTTCCGGGAGAACAACCTGCCGATCTACTCCTGGTGCTTCAAGGACACCGCGAACCCCATCGACGGCTGGCTGAGCCCCGACACCATCGAGCAGAAGAAGCGCGAGATCCCGCGTGAGATGTGGCGGGTGGAGTACGAGCTCGGTGAGCCCTCCATCGGCAACCGCGCCATCGCCACGGAGTGCGTGGAGGACATGTTCGACGTCGGCGCGCCCAGGCCGGTGAAGCACACCCGTGAGCACCAGGAGTACCAGATCCTGAAGCCCTCCCTGGTGCGCGAGTACGTGGTGGCCGCTGACTGGGCCCGGGACATGGACTGGACTGTGATCGGAGTATGGGATGTCACTGAGACGCCGATTCGACTGGCGTACTACGTGCGGCTGCAGCGGCGGCCCTATCCATACATGGTGGGACTGTTCAACGCCCTGCAGAAGCGCTACCACGCCGAAGGCATCCATGATGCGACGGGTCTGGGCGGCGTTGTCTCCGACATGATCGACGGCAAGGCCAGGAACTTCCTGATGACCGGGCGCAACAGAGACGACATGCTCAGCGAGTTCGTGGCCGCCGTGGAGCACAACCGCATCCGGGCCTCCCGGATCGACAGCTTCTACACCGCTTGTAAGTACGTGAGCACCGACGATCTCTTCTCCCGGGCCAAGGAGTTTCACCTTCCTGATGAGGTGTGCTCAGCGGCCCTGGCCTGGAAGCTGGTCTCCCACCGCTTCCCCAACGTGATGCCCTACGTGGCGCCCAAGGCCCAGGTGAACTGGATGGGCGACGCGGTGGCCAACAACCGCGACTTCGCCAACTCCTCGCTCACCCAGGGAACGCCCGACCTGAAGCGGAACATCCAAGGTGAAGTGGTACGCAAGGATGAGGACCAACTCTTCAGTCTGTCGTAATTGACCAATCTGGGTATACGCTGGGCAGCATAGCCATCCTGCTCACCCTGGAGGGGACATGAAGACCCTCGCCTGTCCTGAGTGCAACGAGGTCATGCACCGCGTGGAGAAGGTCACGCCACGCACCGAGCAAGCCGGGATCAGCCAGCTGTCCCGTCACTGCACCACCCACCACGTCATCCCGGCCATGGAAGCCATGCTCGCGGGGATCGCCAACGAGCACTACACCCTGAAGCAGGTCTGGGAGTACACCCAGATCAGCTGCTACTCGTGCGACAAGATCCTGCGCTTCGACACCCACCTGTACGTCCGGAAGAACAGCCGCACGATCCAGTGCTGCTCCACCCGCTGCCAGAGAGAGGCTGATTGCTGATGCCGCGCCCGCAGGTCACCTTTGCCATGACGTACTGGGAACAGGCCAAGGAGCAGCCGGGGAGGTGGACTCTCTTCTTCGTGAAGTCGCGGGAGGAAGCGGACAAGATCGCCCGCTGGCTGCGCAGGCAGGAGTGCAAGGCCAAGTTTCTGGAGCTGGACGACCGGTGGTTGCTGGCCGTGAAGGCACCCGAATGAGCATCAGCGTCATCTCTGCCGAGAACGGCTACGTCGTGATCGGTACCGAAGACCCCATCCTGGCCCGCAGCATCCTGGTCGAGACCCTGATCGAGAGAGACGAGCTGGACACCTTCGGGGTCTGCACGGTCTACAAGGAGCGGGGCTACTGCGACCTGCAGACCGACGACCTGTGCGAGGCCTGTCTGGGCTTCCTCAACACCATCCTCCCGCCCGACCATGGCGTGCCCCTACCCACCGTGTACTGGAAAGAGCTCTGATGTTCATCGAGATCGACGAGACCACCTCCCTCAACGCCGACGTGCCTGTCCTCTACCTGGAGGACGTGATCGCTGAGACCGACAACGGGGACATCCCGGTGACGAAGATCGTGTTCGCCATCGAGGGTCTGGACCCGCTCTACAGCACGGTCGAGCGCAAGGAGCTGGCTGAGCTGCTGGGGATGGAGCGGTATGCCATGCCCGAGCCCGTGCAGGCCCTGCCCAGCGACCTGATGCCCCACGAGGGCGAAGAGACCGCTGAGTACCTCAACCGGATCATGCCGTGAGCGGGCTGCCCACCCTGGACTCCATCAGGGAGCGACGCGAGGCCGACCGGGCGAAGGCCTCTCGCCTGGCCACCTGGGAGGAGATCGACTACCTGCTCGGCATCATCGACGGCGTGCGCGAGTACCTCGAAGAGATCCAGACGCCCTACAACGACGAATACGTGCTGGACCGGCTCTACGAGATGGTCGGAGGAACACCGTGAGCGCCCCTACCCCCG